GAAGGGATTGTCTCTGGCCTGATCGGCATTCCACAAGGCATCGCGGAACTTGGCGCTTCAGGGGTCGATCTGGTTGCCGACACTAATTACGCGCGAGATGTCACAGACTTCTTCGAGGGCGTTCGCGCTGCGGGTGGCATTGATCCCGAGGGCGCTGCTGGTGAGATAACCGAAGTCATCGCACAGTTTGCTGTCCCTGGTCTTGGCGCTGCAAGTCTTGTTAGCAAGGCGCGGATCTTAGCCAACGCCCCTAAGTTTATTCGTGGCGCTGCACAGGCCGGCGCTGCTGGTGTGACTGACGCCGTAGTTACCACCGAGGGCACAACAACTATCGGTGATTTCTTTGAAGGTGGCCCGACACAAACAACAGACCTGATCGGCCTTGAGGGTCGCGAGGCAGCGCTTGCCCGCATGGGCAACAAGCTCAAGTTTGGATTTGAAGCGGCTGGCGCAACCGCATTAATCGAGCCAACTCTAAAAGCCATCGGCATGGGAGGACGAGTCGCGGCGACTGCTGCCGCACCTGTCGCTGCACCTGTCGCGCGTAAGGCACTCGAGGCCGGCACTGCGCTTTCAACAGCCGCTTCGGAGTTAGTTCCTAAAACTCCGTTTGTTGGTAATTTACTAACACCCGAGCGTGTCGATAACATCGCATCTGTTTTTCGGTTTCGGGGCAACCTTCCTCAAGATGTTGCCGAGGTTCGCTCTACAATTCGTGGAAAGGTAGAGGCAGAAGCCACAGCGGCGTACACCACGTTGTCTCAGCTTCGTAAAAATCTGGATCAAGCCTACAAGGGCGTCGAAGAAGTCATGGTGGGACAAACACCAATGACTCGCGCCGACCTCAACAACAATCTTTACAGCTATCTGACCGGCGAAGTTGGTGAAGAGGTTCTTCCTAATTTTGTCAAAGCGCAAGCGAAACAGATGCGTAAGCAGGTAGACGGTCTGTCCAGCAAGATTGAGCAGTCGGACTTCTTGCAGGGTAAAGAAGAAGTTTTGTCACAGATCAGAAGCAACATCGGATCTTATCTGCGCCGTAAATACAAGCTGTTCGAGGACGATGGTTTTCAGAAAACGGATGAATTCAGGCAAGCTCGTGCTGATACGGTCAAACTATTTAAGAACAACCCGAAGGTGTACGAAAAGTTTTACAAGCGCGTATACGGTGCGGGAAAAAAGGCGGAAGACGACCTGCCTGTGATTGTGCCTCAAGAGGATTTCATTGGCGTCGGCAAATCAATGCGCGTTAAAGAGTCCGCAGCCGAGGACTTGGTTGCTAAGTTTCTGGCGACTGCCACTCAAAAGCGAAAAGCCTATGCACCTAAGTCGGGCACGGTGTCTTCGCGTACGGCTATCGACAAGTTGAAGACGGACATGTTCAAAGCACGGACGGTCAACAACCAGACCATCCGTCGTCTTCTCGGTGAGGTCCGAGATCCGGAGGAGGCGTTTGTCTCTACAGTCGCCGACATGGCTGAGTTTACAGCAACAGATGATTTTCTTTCGTATCTGGCAAGGCAGGCAGATCGTCCGGGCGAAGGTATTCTGAGCAAGGAGGCGTTTGAGCAGCTACCTCCTGAACTGCAAGCCAGCTACAATGTCCTGAAAGAAGACTACTGGGGCATGGCGCAGGGCATGGCTGTGTCGAATCGTGTTCATCGCGATTTAACTCGTGTGGTTAGTGGTGATCTTGGGATTATGGCTAACACCGCCCGCACTCTGTATTCTGGGTTTTTACGTGGCAAGGGTGCTACTCAGTTTTCCAAAACCGTACTGTCACCAATTACGCAGGTTCGTAACGTAACCTCTGCTTCTCTGTTCGCACTGGCACAGGGCAACGTGGGGCGTGGTGCAAACCTGTTCGAGTCTTTCAGCACCGTTTTTGACAACATCACAAAGCGCGGCGATAAAGTTGAATATTACACCAATCTGCAACGGCTGGGCGTCATCGGCAACCAAGCGCAGATTCGAGAGATTGACCGTCTGATGAAAGAGGGTCTTGGTGTTACTAGAGAAGCTGACGAAGTTATTGCTGGTGTCCGTGTTGGTGAACAAGGCGGAAATATGTTCACCCGGTCCAGGGGCGGAGCGTTTCTACAAAAGGGAACAGGTCTTGCCCGGGAACTGTATCAGGGCGGTGACGATGTTTGGAAAATCTACAATTACGAGTTCGAGCGTAACAAGCTAATCTCTGCGTTCGGTAGCGTGAAGAAAGCTGAAGAAGCTCTTGGTAGGCCATTGGATCAATATGCAGCGGACATCGTTAAGAACACTGTTCCAAACTACGAACGAGTGCCAGAGTTTATCAAAAGCATTCGTAAGCTGCCCGTCGGTAACTTCATTGCTTTCCCCGCAGAGATCATTCGCACCAGCGGCAACACACTGAAGCAAGCACTTACCGAACTTGCCAGTGAGTCCCCCGAGCTACAGCGTATTGGTATGCGCCGACTGACAGGTCTTACCTTCACAACTATGGCGGCACCTGTAGCGATTCAGCAGACGGCGATGATGCTGACAGGTGTTGATGAGGATCAACTAAACGCCGTTCGTCGTAGCGGCCCTGAGTGGTCCCGCAACAGCCGCTTGATTCCAACCAGTGTCGATGATGACGGCAACCTCACCGGCTACATGGACTTTAGCTACACGAACCCATATGATTATTTGCAAAGACCAATTCAGGGCATCTTCAACGCTGTCATAGATGGACAGGATCTCGGTAAGGATCCAGGCAGGATAGCTCTGAACGCAACGATGGAAGCCGTGTCAGAAATATTCGAGCCATTTGCGGGTGAATCCATTATTACCGAAAAGATCATCGACACAACGCTGCGCGACGGGCAGACAAAAACCGGCGCTAAAGTCTACCGCGACGTGGACGAGGCTGGAACAAAAGCATACAAAAGCTTTGTCCACATTCTGGACGCATTCAACCCCGGCATGTCTCCTGTCGATTTAAAAGCGCAGAAAAAAACAACTCAGATGCCGGGTGTGCAGATGGGTAGATTCTTCCGTGGTATGACCAGTAGTGAGGCAGACCCCGCTGGCAACGAGCGTTTTGCTGCGACAGAATTTCTTCGCGCTATCTCGGGCTTGTCTGAAATCGAAGTCAAGCCTGACAACATTGTGATGTACTCATCGTTTGATTACTCCGGCAATATCACTGGCGCACGTCAGAACTTTAACACTGCGGTTAAAACTCGTGGTGCTTTGACTGATGAAGAGGCAATTGATGCTTACCGCAATGCCAACGAAGCTCTGTTCCGAGTGCAGAGCAAGATGTATCAGACCGTCAAAGACATGCGAGCATTGGGCATGAGTGACGCGGATATCCGAAAGTCCATGAAAAAATACAAGATAGGAAATGTTCGTGAGCTTATGAACGGTGAGTTTGTGCCGATGACCATAAGCCGAGAAACAAGGCGAGAGGTTCAAAATAACGGAAACGATCTTCCAATATCCGAACTGAATGATATTCGCTTTGACCTTAAAGGCACACCTCTCGGATCTTTGGAGGAGCCTGATGAAACTCGGTCCTCGGATCTTTCTGCGGCACCGACGAGTGGCGGGCTTTTCTCAGGGATTGCACTGACACCACAACAACAGTTAACGCAACAGAACACGGGGGCGCCATCTCCCTCTAGCGTTGCTCCTCCGGCAACGACGGCAGCCCCCGTACCCACAACTACAAGTCCACAAACGCGACAGGCGTTGGCTGGTCTTAACCCGGGAACTCAACTGATAGCCACAAGGACTGGACCATGAACCTAGAACAACTGCAAAAAGAGCTAGCCGCCGACGAAGGCTGCAAGCTGGAAATTTATTTAGATCACTTAGGATACCCCACCGTCGGAATTGGTCACCTAATCACTGAAAATGACGAGCTTTACGGGTTCGAAGTAGGCTCAGAGGTCTCTCAGGAGCACGTCGATGAACTATTCCACGAGGACATCCAACGAACTGTACGAGATTGCGAATTATTGTATAGCGATTTCAACGAGTTATCGGAAGAGCTACAATTGATCATCGCAAACATGTGCTTTCAATTAGGCCGTCCTCGGCTAACAGGCTTCAAAAAAATGAAAGCGGCAGTCGATTCTAGGGACTGGGCAGAGGCCAGTCGTCAGATGTTGGACTCGAAGTGGGCTAAACAGACTCCGAATCGGGCGTCTCGTTTGTCTCATCGGATGGCGGCGTTGGGTGATACATAAGATAGAACGCCTTACACTCAGGGCATGACAGGTTAGAGACGATGAAATAGTCCTCGTCGTCTTCAATGTCGTGGTCACCGCCCCAGATTAATTTTCCGCCACAAGCAAAACAGTTTTGCATTATTCTTCCCATTCAATAAACGTGGTGCCCTTGTGCTGGGTGATCATAAGCGCATGGGTGTCTTGGCATCCTTCGCAGAAAAACATAAGAACAGTGGCGTGTCTCCGCACAGATGGGTTCCCTTCGTCGTCCAACTCCAGTTTTGATTGCGACACCAGACCCGAGATAGGGTTAGCTGTAACGAAAACTCCTTCCTTGTCTTCGCTTCGGCAATACATGAACGTCTGAACGTGGTGAACGTGTTCATGATCACAGTGTGGGCAGTGTAGCTCGTTATCTACAACATTGATTTTCATTTTTCTTCTCCTGTTTCTTTTCTCTGATAGGCACTGCCTTCAGCGTGTAGCCGAGGTAGTTCAGTGCTGCTTCCATGTCACTGATCCTGGGGGTGTGCGTCGTGCGCCACTTACGCAGGGTGTCACGGTGCAGTCCAACCCGCTCTGACAGATCCATCTGACAGCAACGCTGCTTGTGCAT